GGGCACGAGTCACACTGGTCCGATTTCCATGGTGTGAGTCGCGATGGATGAGGTGGAGCCTACACCTTACACCATCCAAGATCCCCTCCCGTGTACAATTGGGAACTACAGGCTGGCGCGAGAGTGCGCCGTGTGGCTTTGGTCCGCATAGCGGGGGGCGGGTGTGAAGTCGAGGGGTTGAGAGAGAGAGTGGCACTTCCTGAGTGTTTCGCAACAGCGCATCAGTACAAACGTGTCATCGGATCAACCAGACAATGGCGGTGTTAGGATATCTACAACATCAACACGGAGAGCCCGGAGGCGATCTCTGATAAAGCGGCTTTGGCGGCAGCGCCCATTCCAGCCTTGACGGCGGTGGTGGCGCCAGATTTGATGGCACGCCAAAGTTGGTCAAGATGTATCCAATTCTCGGTGAATTCAGGCGCTCGTAGCAGCGCCATGGCAATTTCTTCATATGCAGCCACGGACATCGTCGTCCGTTCCTGCTGGACGATGCCAGAGGCAGCGGTTGTGTACTCGACATGGTGACTAGCGCGGAGCAACATACATGTGGCAGTGGAGGTGATAGGGTCAGAAATGAGTTGCACGTGAATGACATTGGTGTCATCCAATTGGATCATCGGGTAATAGGCAGCACCTGTGTAATCAGCCACAACATAAGACTCGGCCATCGCCGCGGAAGGGGCTGCCGACGGTGATGGCCTGAACCACGTGTAGGATCCCTTGGCCAGCGGGCCGGCGTAGCCGGTGTCAGCCGATTGGGACCGGACCTTCACATTCTTCATGTCCACGTCCGACCAGCCTTCGCCTTCGTCCGTAGTCGCCGAATAAACGGTACCCTCTTTGTCTTTATCGGATGTCACATTTGTGAGGAGCACCGAAGCGGAATTGGTCCTGCTGGCGGACATGTTGGCCATGAGTTTAATGACGGTCGACTGGACGGGGCATGCAAACAGCGCGTGGACGTAAGTGAGAGTTAACTCATTGTTGCCCTTGGAGGCGCCGCCTAGCGTGCCGGGTCTGGATTGGTTCGAGCCGCCCTCAGCTTGGACTATCATGCCTGAGTACCGCAGATCCATGGGGATCGCGGCACTGACCGCGGGGATATAATCCCACGTGTGGCAATTCGACGAGTATTGGCCCGTGGATGGTTCATACCTGCTAAGCACTGGCGCGAACTGGGTCACGCTGAAATCAATGCTGTGGATCTCCTGGGCCCACGCGACATTGTCAGGGCACGTGTAGGACCACCTCAGAATTCTCACCCCGATGTACCCTGTGTGTAGTGAGAATGTCGGATCCACCGCTGGGTTCAGCGTCACGCTGTCGTCTGCGAGGAACTTCGGGAACACGTTCATAGTCCTGTACATGCAACTGGACCCGGGAGTGAACAAAATGTAACCCGCTGAGGGCGTGGCCCATTGCGGGTTAGAGCTCGGAGTGGTGCAATTGAGATAATCTGGTAGCGCTATGTGACCGGTGTAGCCACCGGAGTACTTCACCAGATCAAACTCCACTCTTAGAGTACACCCGCTCGGGACCGCAGTCATGATCGAGGCGTTTATCTCCAAGCACTCCCCGCCGTTGAAAATGTAAGAGCCCTCGGTCTTCGACTCCCTGGCAGTTGCGCCGTACAGGACCGAGCCGTGTTGGCCCTCTGCACGACCTCCTTGCCAGGCCATGACGACCGGGAGAACCTTGTTGACTTCGACGACGGCGGAATGGGTGGGCAGCTGCAACGGCAGTGAATAGGTGCCCGACATTGCTGTTTCACTGTTCTGGGATTGGCCCAGCGGGGAATAGAACTGCGTGGGGGACTGCGCGAAGTACCACGTATATTGTGACCCGTTGTCCCCAGAGGTGGGGACGTTTATCACCGGGTAAATCGTTGGCCGCAGGAAATCCCTGTAAGAGAAGATTGGCCAATCCCCAACGGGCAAATTGGTGTACCCGAAGGGGGTGATAGGCGCGATGGTCAACGTGATCATCGGTGACAGTTTGAGCACGGCAGTTGGTCCGCTGGTCGGTAGGAAACGTTCCGGGTCTTGGCCTGCAGGGTTAACCAAAGGTGCGCACCATTTGTGCAGGGCGGCGAGCTTTGCATTGAGGCCCCGTTGGTTGGGCCCAGTGCTGGCTAACAACTCCCGCCTGGTCATTCTTTTGGCCTTGGTCCTGGCAGGCTTCTGACGAGAAGAGCGCTTCCTCGAAGGTGTCCCGTTCCTTGGTCGTTGCTTCGGGGCTTTTAGTATGGACTTGGGATAGTAACCGCTGGACGATTTGGCGGACCGAGAGCGGTCGCGGGACCTCGCTCGGTTCTGCACGTTCAGCGTTCCGTACTTCCCCGTTAGTACTTTGGCCCTGAGGCTTTGGTTCGACGAGGCTCTGGAAGAAGACGAGGGTTGTCTGGACGGCTTCCTTGACCTTGATGATCGCATTTTGTCCGTTCACGAGGATTACTATAGCTGTGGAAATCACCCAAATGATGTTCACACAAAACAAAGAAAGACTGGTTAGCTTGGAGAGGATGGTAGCCAGATTATCTGGGTGATCGTTTGAGACGAGGAAGTGGAAGAGGAAGCAGTGCTCCCAGCACCCGACGAGGTTCCGCCTCCGTTCGGGGTTCACCTAGTTTCGCCCCTTCGTAAGTGGGGTTCCGCCCCCGCTCGGGTTCGGCCGTAGCTTCCCCCATCTAACTGAGGTTCCGACTCCGCTCGGAGTCGGTGGTCGCCGAGGCTGCTCAACTCAGCCCGGGCGAGGCGGCGTGGCCGCCTACAATTCATCGCTGAGAGCCCAGTCCAGCTCCAACACGAACGGCAGCTGGACCACCCTCTCGACTCTGCGCTCCACATCCATGATGTCCGTCGCGGTCAACGTGGAGCGCTTGGAGTAGACACGCGCGACGTGGTCGTACGTGTCCTGGGCTGGGAACATCGGGACGTCCGCGCGTTCACGCCATTCGAACCGATACTCCTCAGTGGCCAGTTCAGTCCGCTTGCCACCCCGCAAGAGATGGCAAACTTGCCTGGCCATGGAGCCCAGAACGGGCACAAACCCGAGGCAGTTGCGTTCCATGGTGGCCACGCCGTGCAACCAAGCATGTGGGTTCTTGTCAGTGCCCAACATGCAGTGGTGCTTGTACAGGCGTCGGCCCAGGGTGGGACCCCAGTACCATTCACCCATAACAGGGTAAGGCCGGCAGGCAAGGAACACAACGTCCTCCAGGTCGCTGGTCATACTCATCTCACACTTCAGTCCGAACGTGGCGATGGCGAGGTCGATTAGGGGCCCGCAATCAAGCCAGTCTTTGCCGTAGAGCGTCCTCGTGGGATAGAACACCAGGCTGTCATCCCCAACGATGGCGATACGCACCCTCGAAAGGGTCCGCGCAAGCATGAGGGACGACACCGCGGACGTGATCGTGTGATGGTCCACCGCGCAGATCGAGATCGCGAGGGCGAAAGCGTTTACTAAGGCGTTCAGGGCCGAAGTGTCGCCCCTGCCGGAAGCGTTCATAGTCTTCGCAGCGTACTTGAGCTTCAAAAGGAACCCCGCAAAAGTCCCAATCGATTTCCCTTTGGGCTGTCTGATGTTCTGGATGCCAGCCCAAAACGTGTGCGCCAGGTCATCGTACTTGATGGCCTGGTCCCACATCTTCTCGGCAAACAGCATGGTATCCGTTTGGTAAGTGGCATCGAACATGCTGTAGTCCCCCATGCTGGCCCGGGTGAATTTCCCCTTGCAATCCCGGTACCATATGTCCAGCACTTTGGGCGAAGTCGACGCATAAAATATCGGACCGCACGATGGCATAGCCATCTTCAATTGCGCCGTCAACGGCCTTGTCACTGGACCTATCCTAGCGAGTATTGCCTCCTCCATGGCTTGTATCCATCGGGGTTTTATCTCGTCAAACTCCATGGAGACGGGGTAAACGCTCTTGAGGTCCGCAGCAGCGTTTATCTCAATTTTGATCATCCCCTTGATCCTGAACAACTTGGTGTGCAGCGGGCAACCCTCGGACGTCCACTGCTCATGGGACGATCTGATGCACTCTTTCCTCCCCTTGGGGTACTTGGCCAGCCAGTCCTCCAGCTCCATCCGCACGACCGGCTCGACCCCCCAGCCTGGCAGCACAACGTCCCGCAGGCCCCAAGCTAGGCACGTCCAGATGCCGGGGATGGGGTCTATGACCTTCCGGAAGCACCTGGATGCGACCGCTCTGAGGTTGGACAGTGCTGTTTTCATCACCACCATCGGGGGCACACCTGCAATCAGAAACCCCACGCATACCCCGGCGGGCTTGTGCAAGAACTCCGTGGTGTGATCTTTGGACGTCCAATCCTTGAACCACCCGCCCGTTTGCCACTTCAGTGACGTGGCGGGCCTGGACAGGTCGACGTCAAGTGGGGGGAGGACGAGGTCCCTAGCATGAAAGCAGAAGAGGGGCAACGGTCCCTCGTCCCGGAGACCCGCGAGGTAGCCGGTTACTGCTCCGTCGGATGGTCGCTCCTTCTTCGCGGCATAACACTTGGGGCACAGCCCGTCCGGCCACTTGTATGGCGTCGTGGGTCTGTGTTGGTCACAGCCGGGGGTGGCGCACATCTTCTCACCTCTGACGAACCGCCTGGGAACCACCTGGTCAAGGGGCCTGGGTATCCGCTCCCCCGCAGGGTCCAAGACCGTGTCCTTGCTGGTTCCGTCCCACTCGAATTTCTCGGGGTGCAGCGCCTTGTAGATGGACTTGTTGGCCGAGCGCTTGCCATAGGCGGTGATCTGCCCGGGGCCCGACGGCTTCAACATGATCGCTAGCGCGTCGAACTCGTCGGCTGTGAAGCGCCACACGTCAGCATCTGAAAAGTTGCAAGCTGCAGCCTCCCGGTGCACGCCGCTGCGGATGTTCGCGAGGGCGGACTTGGGGTCAAGGTTGTTGGCTAGCATCATGCTGGCGAGGAATTTGGCGCGGCCCGGAATTTGCATCGTGGACAGAATGAATTTGACCATGCTGTAGCTATCCCCACGAATCCATTGCAGCGGCAGGCGTCCGCGCAAGGCCCAGTTGACCGCCACAATCACGGACCGACACAAGCCCACGGCGCCCAGTACGAGCACACAAACTAGAGGGATGAGGAGGATGACGTTCAGTACGCCGAAAGATGCGACGATGGCACAGGCTCGGACGCCCATGACCCAGTCTATCAGCGAGCCTTTAGCATCCCCTAGCTGCTCCTCCAGCCACCACCAGACCCTCTTGGTGAAACGGTGGTACCCGGCCCTGGCGTCCCTTGTGTCCTCCCAGTACTCATCGGGGATCTGGGATACCTTCCCGCGGATCCACCCCCCGACAAGTCGGAAGAGCCACGTCATCCAGTGCCAGAGGTGTTTAGCGCCGTACTTCGTCCAATGGAGCCCCTCCTCCAAGGCCCACAAGACTTCATCAAGAACCCATAAGGCGATTGCAGCGGCCCGAAGTGCAACATCGCGGGCTTCGCGCAAAACGCTCTTCGCCGTGCCCACCACCGACGCTGTAGGACCTTCCGCCTCCTCTTGGATGACAATCTTGGGCTGGACGCCCGGTGCACCCATGTAGGTTGGTTGGTCCACCCCGTAGGTCAGGGTTGTCACGTTGAGGCCGGCGCAGACGATGTCGTACCTGAGCTCCATGTTGTCCAATTTGGTTTGGAAGTGGCCGACTGTCGCCCATGTGATGGCCAAGAGCAAGCAGAATCGGAACAGGCATGCTGCGACCAGCCTGCGCCGGTCGCCGGCCCACCGGGCTGGCTCGTAACGCATGATGACGGCCTCCACCAAGCTTGATTCTGGCCCTGGCTCGGAGCTGATGCCCTGGACAATGCTCTCCTCGCACAACACATCGACATAGAGTCCCGGGTCAGGACAGAGCCGGTGGGCGGCAGACTGGGTAGGCCAAGGGCCGACCGTCGACGCGACACGCAAGCCTTGGGTCTCGACGGGGCTAATTTCGTCAGGGTTGACGCCGAAGGCGCCTGTCCCCGTGGATAAGCCCGCGACTACCTCGGCTCCCACCAGGTCCGGTGACCCAGTCTTAGTGGTGCTCACGTATGCGCTCCACCCTGGCCGACGAACGGCCACTATGTAGTCGGCGCACATAGGCGTGTCGGAGAACGTTGTGGCGATGAGACGCATTCTGAATCCTGACAGGACCCACATCCTCCAGTAGCACCAGCAGAGAGGCCCGCCGAATGGTCCGGATCCGGAAGGACAATTGCATGTGGTGAAGCCTTTGGACGCAAGCTTATCTCTGATCGTCAGATTGTCCCCCGCCGGCGAGCCGCAGCCGCACCAATGGGCGCCATGGGTGGTGGGAGGCATTGGCCCGACAAAGAACCGCAGGCGGTCTGGCGTGTCAAGAGGGCTAGGGGCCTCGGTGTCTGCCCAAAGGCCTAGGGCGTCGAGCACCCAAGCAGCCCGGGATCTCGCAATCTTGACGAGGTCAGGCAGCTTCGTAGCTTGGTGTTCTTGCCACGCCGTGCTTGTCAAAAGGCAGTCCGCGAGGGCGCCAAACTCATTGGCCCTGAGAACCTCCGCCATCATTTCAGTACCACGCGCGGAGTACATCGGCACCTGGATGCCTCCCTCCGGGGCGCAAATGAAATAGCCCGTATTCCCTGGGACGAGCGTGATGCCGAGTTTACGAGTGAGGCGGATGTATCTGTCCCGGATCCTTTCCCGGCGCGGCCACGAGGGTCCAGGGACCCTCCGAGCCTCGTATGCGTCTGCCTCTGTCATCAGCTGGTGCGTTCGTGCCTCGAGGGACTCGTGCAGTAGGGGCTCGCGCTCCGTGTTGCACTTCCACTCCAAGACGGCGAAACACGTGTGGGCCTCTTCACTCATGAGGTGTCTTGTGGCCTCTTCGCGGGCGATGAGCTCGAGGATCACGTCCGCGCAAACCATCACATGGTGTAGTATGCGCAACCTCACCGCGTGGAAGTCACCGAGGTTTCGTTCCCAGACAAGATCCTCCATTTCTACGAGGCCGTCGCGGGCCCTCATCTCAAGCTGGTCCCACTCGCCTGCCCTTTGGAAACCCCAGTCTCCGCGGTTTTGCACGCGGGCCAGGTGGCCAGCCAGGGTGGCGTTCATGTTCCGCCATATCGCCTCCTCGGTGCCCGCGATAACAGCGCGGGTCTCCTCTTCAAGGGTCTCCCAGCCCGCCCTGGCATTCGTCCGCCACATCATGGCCCTTTGCGCCTCTGCAACCCTGTAGCGGAAGTTCCTCTCGGCTTGGAGATACCAGGTCACGGCCGACGCTTCGACATCCTCTCTGTTTCCAGCCTCCTCATCTAGCAGGTCCTGGAACATCTGCTGGACGTTCATCATTCGGTCTGCGAACCCAACGAGTGGCACGATCTGCTGTTTTGGCAACTGGTCAGCGCTATCTTTCACCTCCCAGTAGGCACCCGTGGCCTTCTCAGCCCTGAATGCCTGCATGGTGGCCAGCGCCCCAAACTTGTTTGCCCTCTCGTGAAAATTGGGGTCGTCGAGGTCCTCCGTGGCGTAGGAATCAACACTGGACTCGCCGTCGTCCACACCGTCGGGGAGGGCGATGGCGACTTCGCCCCTGACTACCACTTGCGGCCCTTCGATTTCGTGCAGGCCGTTGTAGAATCGCCAGGCCGTCACCATGTCTTGGAAGGACCCCTTTGGCAGCACCGCGAGGATGTGCCGTCGCACAGGGCCATCGGCAATCAGGTTATCCAATGTCATCCTGGAAATATGCTGATGCGCAGAGTCACCAGAGATCGGAAGGCCGACCGAAGGGAGCTTGCGCACGGCAATCCAATGGGCATCATGACGAGTCACCGTGCCCATGCGAGATGCAACATTCGATTTGTACTTCCTGACAACCGGCTCCGCATCGCCGACGGGCTCATCCGGGACCTCCACCTCTTCGGGGGCCTCGAGGCCGGTGAAAGCCGGCGGCAGCCAGACGAGCCATGGATGGCCGGTGGCGACAAACCTCAGTGGGATTGCGTCTAGTGAAACCGTCCGCGTGTTGGGGTTGGAGGTGCCGGAGCCATTGGTGCTGTACACGCACATGGCCATGTTGAGCGGTGCGTCCACACATTCGAGCCAGGCGATCGCGTCCAACACAGACATTCCGTCAATGGGCTTCCGTAGCCAGTGGAGGTGTTCCAGTGGACGGCCCGTACCAGCCAGGGGGTTGTCGTAAGTCTCACACCATGCCTTCAGCGCTGAGGGCTTGAGGCTAAGTGCGGAACAAACTGACATGAAGAAACAGGCTGCCGTAGAGGCGATCTGTTTGTCTTCAACCCCGGGCATGGGACAAGGCATGCACAATTTCAACCCGGAACGGTCCAGGTAGTTGTGCGGTCCAAACGGCCCTAGGGCAAACCCTGGGATACTACCGGGTCCTGGCCGATTAGCGTTGTCCATCGGCGACACAATGTCGAGTGACGGGATGTACCTCATCCGGCCCAGGGGTAGCCCATGAGCCAACAGGAGCTTCTCGTGCAGTTCTTGCCGTGCTGCTAGAGCCAATCGCCGGGTGGCTGTCTCAATTTCCCACGCGTACACAGGGTTATCAAGCGTCTCCGTCAGTCGCACCATGTTGTTCAACCCACGGATGGACTCGTAAAGCGGGTCGAATTTGCGGTCTTCATCACGAAATGTGGCGGCCGTGGCGAAGGCACGCCGCGAGGGCTTGTCCTCCCAATCTGAACCGCAATGTTCGCACTGGAAGCCGCAGCATGCGCGCTTATTGAGCTCCGATTTCCCCGGGTTCTTGTGGCCCTTCTCCATGAAGTCCGTAACGTCCGGTCCCCAGTACTCCGGCATGGTGCCCGCCGTCCCCAGCGCCGCTCGAGTGACCAGGCGCCGGTCTGCGTCAGACAGCACTACGTAGTCCTCGATGGCTCCAAGAACCATGGTGGGATTGGGCCTCAGGGCGATCTGGTGGGCACGGTGGGCGCTCAGCATGAGGACACTGGCGACCCAGGACATTATTCGCGCCTGCGCCTCTGGGACGCCAGGCGAGAACTCCACATCTTCCTGCCCACCAATCGTCAAGCTTCTCATCGGGCTCACGTGGCACTCCAACGGTATGATGGCGTTGCAGCACCAAGAGGGCCAACCATGGGAGTGGTTGAACGAATTGAACGGGATGCCATGATAATGTCCCCACGGGGTGTCCATGGCCTCTCTCGCGGCGAACTGCAACATCTGAAAGTGCGGTATGTAGCCGGCGATGAGGTACGCGGCCCCCCATATCCTCACGGGGCCCGGCGGGACCATTCCCTCGCTGTCGTAGCCGTCCTGGTCAATGCTGGATCCGAACGTGTACGTGATGTTGAACTCCAGGTCATCGACGGGCAACATCCCAGCCCTGCAACGGCAGTAGGGGCACCCATATCCTACGCGACCGGCGTTAGCGCCCACCACATACGTCTTTGTCCCTATCCTCGTCAAATTGAGGGACTCTGGTATGGTCCTAGCGTTCGAGACGACTCCTATCATCGCCTGGCGGATGGCGTTTGCTCTGTCTCGAAGCCATTGAGTGTGTATTAGCTGGAGTCGCGATCGCAGTGTTCGCGCGCTGTCCAGTGGCCCCACTCTCTCCACGTGTGCCACTAGGTCTCGCAGTACCAGCTCCCCGCCGCCATCCTTGTCGTTCGAGCACATCTGCCTGGCTATCTCCTCGATGTCCGCATCGCATCCGTACTCCAAGAACGCAAAGTCGTTGCTTTCGGTCAACTGCACCCTACTCAGGGCGAGTTCAAGAGTCGCGCAGAGTTCCGACTCGCGCGTGGCAGCCCCGCTGCCTTTATCGCTCCCAACTTCTGCGACCTCGTCGCCGCTGGCTAGCATCTCCCAGATGCTGTCTGCAGGTATATCTACGATGGTTGACGGAGCCTGCTCGTCCCCCATGTCCCGGTCCTCCCGGGAAGAGTTGGAAGTTGTACTCAACATCAATTTCGGTGCTAATAGCGCACTGCACCCATATTCGATAACGGGGTTGGAAACCCCCTGACAGTTTGCTCCTCACCCCTGTGGCGGTTCCTTGGCACTTGTGGGTCATACGGCGGTATAACTGCCAAGGGGCCTCCGTCGAAGGGTCGCAATCCAAGGACGGCACCTCCGGTAGCCAATCGGTCGGACTTAAGGGTGGGTTTTGTGGATGGCCTCCGCTGGCCGTTGTCAGGGTGAGTCTCGCCCCCTCTGTCAAGAAGTGCAGTACGGGCCACTACCATCGTTGATCGTTTGTTTGGGCGAAGCCCGGCACCACCACCTTCCGTCAAGCGAGACGTACCGGAGGCTCATGAGAGAGACGGTCATGGTGTGGACATAACACCTAACCGCTGGTGACTATCAGACGTTTGGTCTCGTGGGTCCACGCACACAGGCGGCTACCCACTTACGCCGAAGTGCCCGATCAAAGGATGGGTTAGCACTCACGCGGGGGTTGATGGACCCCCCGGACGGCTTTAGAAACACAGGTTCATGGCTGCCGCGTCAAAGACGGAAAACCTGG